GCCCAGCTCCGTCTTGGTGTACTGGCAATCAGGCGCCATACGAAAGGGAGCCTGCTCCACCTTGGCGGTTCTGGTTTGGCCAGTGATCCACCAGCCGTTCTGCACAAAGAACTTGGGCTTGTACGCGCCCCTGTTATGGCAACCGTACTTATGCACTGTATGGGTTCTCAAGTTTACGGCGGCCACTGTCGATGTAGTCGTCCATGTCGTAGTCTTCCCGCGGCGCTCCGTCAATGTCCAGCCAGCCAGCGTCACGCAGGAAGCGAAGCCCTTGGGTGCAGGCGTCCACGAAGTCGTCGTGGCTTGAGTCGGGGAAGCTACAGATCTGGGACACGAAGCCCTCAGCCCAGTCCTTGACGTAGCCCTTGCGCACACTGCTCTCAGGGATCCACACACGGCCAGCGGCGATGATGTTAGACACAATGTTCAGGCGCTGTATCTTGTCAGCCCTGCCGGGGTTGTACGCCCGAACAGGCAAGTGGCCACGGCGCAAGTCTTGGATCAGGGCGATACCTGCGGACTTGTCTTCCACGAGGATCAGGTCTACGCGCTTCTTGTCCTTGCCCTCACCATAGACCACGTCGTACTCCTCGATGACCTTGGGGCGCAGGTCTGGATACTGAAGCCTGTCCTGCCAGCAGTCGATCACCATGGCTGACATTGGGCCATCCAGTGGCTTGAAGATGCCGAACGTGATGGCCGCCGTCGGATCGTTGACAGTCTTCTCTGAGCTGGCGCAGTCGTAGCTCTGGATGATGTACTCGAACTTGGGGAAAGGCTTGTTAGGCGCCCACAGTCTGAACATGTCCCGCTTGACGATGCCTGACTCTTCTGGGTCAATGATCTCAGCGTGGATCTCTTGCCGACCAATCTTAGTACCTTCGTATTGCAATATCTGCTTTTGGAAGCTTGGCGCAAGGTTGGCTAGGTTCACATAAGTCGATGCGGTCGTGATGGCCACGTCGTCACCTTCCCTGCCGATCAGCTCAACGATCATGTCTTTGGGGCGAGGTGTAGTGGTGGCGATCACCTGTGTGCGGTTGTCGGCTTTCTTTAGACGCACGGCGAACTGGATGTTATACCAAGCTTCGTCGAGGTAATCCCAAGCGGCCAACTCATCGAGCCATGCACCATGGTACTGGCCACCACGGAAGCGGTCAGGCTCACTGGCTGAGATACCTTTGATCAGGCTACCGTTAACCAGCGTGATCTCGTGCAGGGCTTTGTTGTAGTCAGCGATCAGGATGGGCGGGATTACGGCGATAAGGCCAGACTCACCCTCAAAGCACGTACCGCGCACGTCCATGGATGTAGGAGCAGACACCAGCCAACGGGTCTTTGGGTTCTCCCATGCCCACCACCAGAGCTGTTCAGCCGCGGTGCGGGTCTTGCCAGCTCCACGGCCTGCCAGCATGAGCCAGATAGACCACCACTCACCTTGGGGTAGCTTCTGGTGATTAAACGCTCCCGAGAGCCATTTGATGCGTGTAGCGTATGCCGCTCCATGGTAGGGGCCAAGCTTCTTTTGGAGATCCTTGTCTTGCAGGATGTCCAGCACATCTTGTTCGATGGCAACGCTCATTCAGCAATCCGAATCAACTCAAGGCGCTTAACAGCCACATCCATCAGGTCACGGACACTCACGTCAATGACGCTTGGATCGTTGTTCTCCTCAACAGGCGCCACTCGCTCGTTGTACTTGCGTGACATGCGTGCGGCCGTCCACTTGCGGGTGTCGACCCGAAGCTTCATCCAAGCCACGTAGGTAGAGTCGAACTTGACCTCGATCAGCTCACCGTTCTTGTCTGTCACGTAGCTCAGCTCGGGCGGCTGGTCAACGATGTCAATGATCTCGTCGAACTGCGTCTCAGCCTGAATCTCACGTGCACGTGTGTATTGATCTAAAAAGTCAGGCTTCGTCGTCAACCAACCCATCACACTTGCAAGGCACGGCATAGCGTCATCCCTACAGATCTTACGTAAGCTTTCTCCTGTACCTAGCCTTGTACAGATCTCATGGGCTAACTCATCCGTGTACTTGGAAGGTCTGCCCATCTTGGTTACTTTTCTCGTTTGTGGCTCACCTGTCACATCGGCGACATCATCGCTGGGAAGACTCTTTGGTTTCTTGGCCATTGCTGGAACTCCTTTAACGTGAAGTTTAACGGATGTTTGGTTTTGTGTGCAATTAGTCTCTCAGTCCCCTCATGATTCTTCTGTCCATATCTTTGATGGTTAGCTTGAATGCTTTGTTTTCGCTTTCCAGTTTTGCGGCTTTTGCTTGTGCGTACTTCAGTTTGGACTCCAGCTCTTGAACCTTCTCCTGAAGCGTTGTGATGGCTTTGTTTGCCAGCTCTGGGTTTTCGGCGATCCACTCTGGCGCCCAGATCTCTTCGGTCATGCTTCCGTCCCGTAGTTCTTCATCTGCCGCACAAACATGGCGAAGCTGTGTGCTGTGTCACCAAAAGCTTCCATGCGCTCAAATGCCTGAGCCACTTCCTCGAGCGTGTCGTTCCTGACGCCGTCTTGGAGCTGTTGCAGGATCATCTGACGCTTGCGCCAGCCCATGGCCTGCTCATATTGGTTGAGCTGTGGTTCGATCATGTGTTCTTCTCCTTGAGTTTGGTTTCTGCCCATTCAGCGCCTTTAATAAATCCAATACGTTGTTGGTCTTTTTTCATGGCTTCAGCACAAATTTCCTCATCCGTCAGCCCTACCCATGTGCGCTTTGGTGGGGTGGTGTAGAGGGGTTCAACCCATCCTTTGTGCTTTGGATTCTTCGCATCCCATTTGACGGCATAGTCCTCATTGTCTTCGTAAGTGGAGTAGTAATAGCCGCCTTCGCCATCAAATTCTCGCCACGCCACAGGCTCATCCTTCGCTTCTAGTGGCTCATAGTCCAAGCCCAACTCTCTAGCGTTCTCGGCTTTTCTTTCTAATGCTTCGTTTGCTAGTGCGGCTTTAAGACGCTCAATATCCATGCGATAGCCTTTGCTTACACCTCCAAGTGTGTCAATGTAATTTGATGCCGCTGTCAGTTTTTGTAAAGCCATTTTAAGAAATTCTGTTTTGTTCATTTTTTTTCATCCTATATTTATTTGATGCCACTTTTTGACATTCTTTGCAATATCGTTTCCCAGATTTTTGATAACCTGTGTTGTCTTCATCAAATGGATGACCTGTTTTGCAATGTGTTTTTTTGCTGTTGATTGCAGTTATTCCAACACCACGCAAACAATTTTCTTTATGTGTTACAGGCTCAAGATGATGTGGATTAACGCAAGCAGGATTCCTACACAAATGGTCTAGGCTTAATCCTTGTGTTATTGGCCCATTTGTCGCTTCCCAAACAAGTCGATGCGCAGATATGTTTTTGCCCAACTTCTTTTTTGTTCCAAGTTGACCATAACCCATTCCAGTTAGATAGCCGGGCCAGTTGTAACATGGGTAGTCAGACCACTTTTTATCCAAGCACTCTTTAATGGCGGCGGTTGCTTCGTCATACAGTTCTATGGCCTCATCGGTTGGCGCAAAAGTACCAACGTGATACCAAGTCACTCTCAACGCCTCCAATGCAAGGCGTAATGCTTCTGTCTGTGTCATTGTCTTGGCTCCCGCTTAATGTTGTTCAGCTCGGCGATCTCTTCGTCGCTCAGTGGTACAGCTCCGTCCATGATCGTGCCATCGGCGGCCATTTGGCGGATCTCAGCCACGAACTCAGCCAGCTCCTCTGGTGTGCCGTCAAAGTCGTCGAAGCACCCTTCAGCGAAGACAACCTTCAGCTTGGGCTGGTCTCGTCCGAAGATGGCATCCCAACGGTTATCCCACTCGTCTTGTGTCAGGCTCGTTGGCCTGCGTCCGCTACCTTTGCTCATTTACTTTTTCCTTCTGGTCTTGGGCAATGTTTTGGGGGGACAACCACACACCACACAGCCTTGTACTGCATACGTGGGGCGGGAATCCATCTGTCAATGTATGCGTCAGGCATGTTCCGAAGAACCTTCTTGACGTTGCTTTTGTCTCGCTTTACGGCAAAAACTATCTGTTCCACCGTCAAGCCGTCTGAGTTTTCTTTGAGAAGTTCCCGAATTTGTGGGGTGGAACTTGTTCTCATGCTTCGTTTTTTGACCGTTTGATCACTCTTTTTACCCAGCACGAGGCGCATATCCACTTCGACCCCATCTCGATACCACCCTCTGGTGGCTTCTCTTGCTGGCACTTGCCACACAGTTTGAATTTGTGACATGGTTGTTGTCTGCCCAGTTCTAAATGTTGTTCTACAAAGCTCATGAATAGGTTTTTTCGGGCTTTTGGGCCGTTTTCTGGTCGCGTTGAGGGTCAAGTAGCATGATGAGCTCCTGAAGGCTTATAGGCCCGTTTTTCTCCAGTCGCTCAACTTCGCATAAAACGCAGTCCACACCTGCGTTGAATCCTTGGATGTAGGGGGTCATGATGGCTTCGATCATGCTGTCACCTTTGTGGTGAGGACAAGTTGCAAGTTGGCCAAGAGTTGTTCGGCTTCTGCACGAGTCAAAGGCAAGCTTAAGCTGGCTCTTCGGGTTTGCAAAGCCAGCCATACACCGTTGTCGTACTGATCAAGGCTGATGCGAACCTCAGCCTCCGTGTTGATTAATGTTTCGATGTCCATGATGCAACCTTTTAACGTGAAGTTACTTTGACGCTGAACACGGCGATGGTCTTTGTGAAGCCGTCGTATGTCTCTTTGCCGTACACCTCGATGAACTTCTTGCTGTCAAAGGTTGCACGGTTTGCTTCGATGTAGGTGGCTTTGAACATTTCGCCCTCGATGACCTTGTCGCCACCGTTGCTGGCGGCATCTTTGATCTGGTCTTTAATTTTGGCGGCTTGTTTCTCCAGCTCAGCAATGTTTGCCAAGATCTGACCAAGTTGGTCAACGGAGGTTTGAGATACGTTTGTCATGCTGTCGTCCTTTGCAAGTAACCGCCTTGTTGGCGTGAATGAATTGTAACACCAAATTAAAGCTCTACACCACCCCCAATCAAAAAGATTTCGTAGGTGGTTTCCCCTACCTCTGCATCAAAAGCGCCACAACCCTTTCAATCGTCACGTTCAGGGCGTCCTGCTCGTCCATCTTCATGACTGACCACATGCGCTTTTGCCCGTGGATTCCGGTGAACCCGCCCTGATGGCAGTCCTTGCACAACGCGATAACCGTGTACTGGCGGTGTTGCTTCGAATGATGGGCATCACTGGGGCCGGGCGCGTCACAGACTGAGCAAGGCAACTCCTTGACCAGCCCGACGTAGGCTTTTTCTTTTGCCGTGAGTGTGAACAACACACTCACGGC